GTTGCCTGTAAGCGTTAAGACAAAGTTATTGTCTGCACTAAAGTCTAGTGTTACATTACCTGTGTTAGATGTATCTGTAATTGTTCCTGCAACTGCACTACTTGAAACTACTAAAGCGCCTGTCATAGTGCCACCACCTTTAGGTAATGCATTAGTAGCTAATGTACTAGCAGCTGCAACATCTACACCATCAAAAGTAGAGTTTGTAGTTATAGCTCCTGTCATAGCACCACCACTTTTAGGAAGTGCAGCACTAGCTAATACACTTGCTGCTGCAACATCTACACCATCAAATGTTGAATTGGTAGTGATTGCTCCTGTCATAGCTCCACCCGACTTAGGTAATGCAGCCGTAGCTAAGACACCGTCTGCTGCGACATCTCTGCCATCTATAGTAGAGTTAGTAGTTACTGCTCCAGTAAAAGCACCTCCACCTTTTGGCATAGCGTTTGTTGCTAATGTACTGGCTGCTGCGACATCGACTCCGTCAAATGTTGAGTTCGTTGTAATAGCACCTGTCATCGCACCGCCTGATTTTGGAAGAGCATTAGTTGCTAAAACACCGTCTGCTGCAACATCACGAGTATCTATTAAACCGTTAGTTGTTACATTACCAGTAAATGCACCGCCAGATTTAGGCATAGCATTAGTAGCAAGTACGCCATCAGCAGCTACGTCTCTACCATCAAATGTACTATTAGTGGTAATTGCTCCTGTCATTGCCCCACCAGCTTTTGGAAGAGCTGCTGCTGCGGTAGCTGTAGTTGAAGTTAATACTCCATCTCTAGTAGCTATGTCTACACCATCGAAGGTACTGTTAGTTGTTATAGCACCTGTCATTGCTCCACCTGCTTTAGGTAGTGCTGCGTTAGCTGTTGTGTTACCTGTAACGCCAGTAGCTATATCAGTATTAATTGAGTTGGCTAACTTGGCAGCAGTTACATTGTCGTCTAAAATTTTAGGAGTTGTTACAGCATTGTTTTGAAGTTCTGAAACTGTAATCGCATTTGCAGCAATGTCCTCTGCAACAATAACATCGACTCCGAGCTTTGCCGAAGTAATAGAATTGTTGGCAAGGTGGGCTGTGTCTATACTTCCATCTATATAGTGTTTACTATCTATTGAATTGTCTGGCAATACATTAGCAATGGTAACTTTCTTTGAAGTTCCGCCATCGTTAATTAATAGTTCTTCAGCACCATCCGTGTTTGTTAATGCTGTTAGTGCTGATACTTTTATTTGTGCCATTTGTTACTCCGCTATAATGTAGTAATTTAAAGAATCGTTATTAAAATCAAACAATGTTTCGGTTGCTAGATAAAAGCCATTTTCAGCTTGTATTTCTGTAGCTAATGTTTGCGTAGGATCAAACTCTCTTTCCCATTGCCTTTTGTTAGCTACCCTAGCAAAGGTTTTTTGCCTTTTCCACCACATCTTAGCCATTAAAGTCTAAACCTTAGTTTTCTGCGACCAATTCTTTGCCTTTCTGTTAAAGACCTTATTTCTTCTTGAATTTCTTTAATAAGAGGAGAATACTTTGTGATAACTTTGTCATTCTTTTTCTTACTAATTCCCCCAAATGGTGTGCCTTCATACGAGCCACCTTTAACTCCAGTTTTAGAGTCTCCAGGAGTTTTTGTAGACTTGTGTTCATAGTCATATTCTGTAGCCTCTTTTTTGTTTTGTTCGTTGTTTGATTTAAGCTGTTTACCACTATAAGTAGGTGCTTTTGCTTCTGATTTAATGTCCTCATGTTCTTCATCAGAGTCCATAAGACCATCTAGCATATCCATTAAAGAGTCTAATTCTGTTTCTGGCTCTGGATCACTAGCAAAGCTAAGTGCGTTTTCTGCAAGAAACTCATCAATAGAGGGAGTATCTTCATCGTTTTCATCATAGTATTCGCTGTAAGTCTCATTTAACATTCTTGACCAGATTTCCATAATTCTGGCTTTAAAGCGATCTATTTCTAATAAACTAGAAGTGTCTGATTTTTCAATAGTATCTTTAAATATGTCCATTAAATTTATCTGTTCCTAATCGTTTACGCTCTCGCATGTTAAAAAGAGTATCTTGATTGCCAAAATGAGGCTGTGTACCTCTGACACTTATTTTGAAATTACCTTTTTGTCCACATTCTGGACATTCTTTCTTTTGTAACCTGTCTTTCATAGAACACATTTCATCAAAAACATGGCTATCTTTACATTGGTATTCGTAAATAGGCATAAAATTTCCTAATTAACTTAGAATAACCCCCTCGTTAGAAGGGGTTACAACTCAATTAACTACTATGAGCCTGGTACAACAAAAGCAACACCAGCATCGTTACGCAATTCAGCAACACCGTAAAGTGTGTCTGAAGTGAATAAGTCACCTAGCCATTCTTGTTTGTACTGTGTCTGACTTCTTACGCCAACTTGCTCTGCTAGAACTAGAGCATCTTTGTGCATAATTACGCCAACTCTATCTGCGCCAGAGTTACCAGAAGCAGTAGGGCATGAAGTAGAGATGTAAACATCCATACCGTAGATCATTCCAATCTTGCCAGTTTTAATTGCATCACCGTTACCAATGAACTGTTGCTCAGTAAATCTGTTAAGACCTAACAAGTCATTTGCAGCTACTGGAGGCATTACAATTACACGATTGTCCATAGGAACATCCGCATTATCTAGCTTTAAAATTAACGCTCTAATACCAGCATCCGTAATGTCTGCTGCGTTAGATGAGTTACCTGTATAAAAAGCTGCACCAGTAGAACCAATGTATGCTTTTTCATACGAGTTTGCTGCTGCTCCACCGACTGTACCGCCTTGAAAGCCTTCAACTAAAGCAAATAGATCAGAGTCAACTTGTTTTGCGAGTGCAAAACCAGCATCATCCGTGTAGAACTTTCTCATTGAAGCTAATGCTTGAACTTCTGCAATATCTTCAATTAGCTTAGAATACTCGTAATGCTTATTGATTGTGACTGTTACTGCTGTGTTAGTTGCTGCTGACAACACGACTTGTGTATTAGCTGCTTTCGCACTTGCTGCACCCCTTGCTGGTACTGGGATGTAAATCGTATCACCTTTCTTACCTTTGTGTGATAACTTGGTGACTAAATTAGCCAACACAAGATTTGTTTTATAAGCACCTATAACTTCATCGCTCCACAATTCTGGGATGAAGTTATTGGCAACCGCAGCTGTTACGCCATTAGTTCCTAACGCCATGTTTCTTCTCCTGTTATAGTATTATTATTTGATCCTACCTTCGGCATACGCTGACTGAATTTCATCAGCAAGTGATGCGTAACGGTTTGGATCAGTTACCTGCAAGTTGATTAAATCAGCCCTGCGGTATATTTTTTTGCCACCTAAACTAGAATCTGAAGTTGAACGAGTCTCAGAGCTTGTTGCTTTTAATGCTTTATCTCTTTTAATACCTTCTGCTGCTTGAACCTCTTTTGTCTTGTCAATCATGTTGACTTGATCGTACATACTGAAGAGTTCTATTGCGTAATCAGGTCGATAATCATTATCTGCTTTCTTAAACATCTCAGTTCGTATTGTTGATTCACTTACCCATTTTTGAAAATCTTCAGTAGCAACTTTTGTTTGCCAATCTGGATATGCTTTTTCTAAAACACTTATTTGATGTTGTTGTGCCTGGATTGTTCGTTCTTTTCTTGCTTCAATTAATTCTGGATGGTTTTCTATAGCTTTATTTACTGCATCCGCAGGGTCACTATAAAAATCTTGTTCAAAATTAACTGCTTCTTCTAGTGGTGAAATAGCTTCGGCTGCTTTTTTTGCATCTTGTAAAGTTTGTATTAATGCTCGCTGTTCGCCTAACTCTGTGTTTTGCGTAGCTTGCATTTTTTCAAAATTTTGATGCATCTCTATTAAATCTTCAGTTGTTTTCCCAGCATACTTCTCAGGAATAATAGATTCAGGTTGTTGGGTTTCCCCAGCCTGTAAATCTTGGGTTGTATCTTCTGTAAATTGTTCCTGGATGTCTGTTATTGGTGCTGCATCTAAAGGTGCAGTGTCTACTACTATACTCATTTGTGGTCTCCGCCCAGTAGGGTTATGAAGTTATGTAAATTTTGGAGTCTTAAAAAGAGTTACTCTTCTTGAGATTGTTCCAAAGTGATTTCAGTTGTGTTCTCAAGCGTTAATAAAAAACGAATGATAGTTAACTGCCCTTTCGCCTCGAAAAGGTCTCTCTCATCAGACATTGTGTCGATATCTACTACATTAGTCTGAATGTTTTCTAAATCAGCAACAAGATCAAGCCATCCATCTGACTCCATCATTGCTAACCTGTCCTCTATAAACTGTACATCTGTTTTGGCCATAGAAGGTTTTTAATTATTGGAAATTTCCGTTTATAACTGTTTTTGCACCAGCTTCTCTAGCTTTAGCTAGGTTTAATATAGTTTCAGATTTAAGATGTTCTACTTCTGGTATGTTGCGAGCAGTTTCACTGCGTTTGTTTTCAATATCAGCAGCAATTTTTTGCAATCCAATTTGATCTTTTTGTAATTTAAGTAGTTTCTCTTGGAAATCCATGTCATTTGGTTGATTGCTCATTGCATCTGATTGATGTTTCATAGCTCTAGCTTCTTCTTCTTTAGCCTCAGATAATGTCTTTTGTATGTTTGCTTCAAGCTGCTGCATTTCTAATTGCATATGTGCTTCTTGCATTTTTTGTGCTTCTTCATCAGGCTCATCACCTTGCATAAGCGCATTAACAATTTGATCTCTATTGTGCATAGAAGAATTTTGGAATGTTGCTAACAAAATAACATTAAACGCAGGTGAGTCTTTAGGAACAGCTTGTAACATTTG